AATTTGGGTTTACGGTTCCAGTTCTGATCGAGGATGATGGAACAATCATTGCCGGCCACGGGAGAGCGTTGGCTGCTAAAGAGTTGGGATTAAAGGAAATCCCGGTTGTTATAGCTACTGGATGGACGAGCGAACAGCGCAGGGCTTATGCCATTGCCGATAATCAATTAACGATCGCCGGCGGTTGGGATGACGCCATTCTACGGCAAGAGTTAGTAGAACTAAAGGGCGCTGATTTTGATTTGGCGCTAACCGGGTTTGACGAACAGGGTTTGGCGGCCCTGCTCGATGTCACGGCCGGCGAGACAGATCCAGATGCGGTTCCAGAAACGCCAGCCGATCCTGTTAGCGTTCTTGGCGATGTTTGGATTATGGGTCGGCATCGGTTAGTTTGCGGGGATTGCACCGACGCAACGGTAGTCAATAAAGCATTGAATGGCAAGATTGTTGATCTTTTGGTTACGTCTCCTCCATATAACCAGAAAATTGATGGGTTTAAGCCATCCGGGATGCATAAAGAACATGGTTGGATAAAGAAAGTCGGAAGGTTGGCATATGCTGATAATCTGCCAGAGAGAGAATATCAGCAACAGCAACATGATTTGCTAATTCTTTGGTTCGGATTTTTGCGAGATGGCGGATCGGTTTTTTATAATCACAAGAATAGATATCGCGACAAGCGTGTTGTTTCGCCTGGTCAGTGGATTCCCGGCCCATTTGTACTTAGGCAGGAAATTGTCTGGCGCAGACCTGGGTCTGTGACGCAAAATGCTAGAATGTTCATGCCCTGTGATGAACGTATTTATTGGATGTATAAGGGAGACGACTTCACCTTCAATGATGACACAGAGATAAAAACATGGTCGTCAGTATGGGATATTTCCCCTAAAGCAAATCTAACTCATGCCGTTGGATTTCCGGTTGAATTGCCGCAGCGATGCATTCGAGCCGCATCAATCCCAGACGATACAATTTTAGAGCCATTCAGCGGAAGCGGCACGACAATCATAGCCGCCGAAATGACCGGCCGATGCTGCCATGCGATAGAGCTAAATCCTGCATATATCGATGTTTCCATTAAACGTTGGCAAGACTTTACAAAGCAGGAGGCCGTTAACGAAGTCGGCCAAACATTCAATAGTTTGTTTGATAAACAATCAAAGAAATCTAAGGCTGCATAATGCCGCGAGGCGGATTACGAACCGGGGCAGGGCGCAAGAAGAATAGCCCAAACAAAGCAACACAAGAACGCCAAGCCAAGGTGGCCGCAACTGGTGCCGCTCCGCTTGATGTAATGATAGAATCAATGCGGTTCTTTCGCGCCCAGGCCGCACAAGCGCAGAACATGCCCAACCCGGATAAGGCCGTTGTGCGTGAGAACTTAAGAATTGCATCGTCCATAGCCAAAGATGCCGCGCCATATGTTCACCCGCGCCTAGAATCAATTACGCACTCAGGCGATCCCGACAATCCACTAGAGGTATTAACCCGCATTGAACGCGTCATCGTCGGTGCGCAAGAAAACGCTACGGATCGAGACGCCGAGCGTATTCCTACCACTCATTAGTCCAGCGCGTTACAAGGGCGCATATGGCGGCCGCGGTTCTGGCAAGAGCCATTTCTTCGCTACGGCCGCAATTGAGTACTGCCTTATAAATCCATCCGCTCGCATTGTGTGCGTGCGTGAAGTCCAGAGATCGCTAGATCAATCCGTTAAATTATTGATCGAGGATAAAATCAGCCAGTTGGGCGTTGGCTCCGCATTCCGTGTTCTCAATTCGCATATAGAAACCAAATCGGGCGGCTTGATAATCTTTCAGGGTATGCAGAACCATACTGCTGAGAGTATCAAGTCGCTCGAAGGCTATGATATAGCGTGGTGCGAAGAAGCACAGTCGATAAGCCAGCGCAGTCTTGATTTGTTGCGGCCCACGATACGCAAGCCGGAAAGCGAACTGTGGTTTAGTTGGAATCCCGTCGAGGCCGATGATCCGGTTGACGCACTATTGCGTGGCGAGGATAAGCCACCAAGTGCCGTAGTGATCGAGGTAAACTACCGCGAAAATCCCTGGTTCCCGCAAGTCTTGCGCGACGAAATGGAATGGGCGCAAAAGCGTGATCCAGAAAAGTACGCTCATATCTGGCTGGGCCAATATCAAAGCAAATCGGAAGCTCGCGTATTTCGTAACTGGACCGTTGCAGACTTTGTTAGCAGCCCTGATGCTCGCTTTTACTATGGTGCTGATTGGGGTTTTGCTGTTGACCCGACTGTGTTGGTTCGTTGCTACGTTGACGGTCGCAAGCTTTATGTGGATTACGAGGCGTGGCAAGTTAAATGCGAGATAGACAAGACGCCGGCATTGTTCGATAGCGTTCCTGGATCTCGTATTTGGCCGATCGTGGCGGACAGCGCAAATCCACAGTCAATTAGCTACATGGAAAAGCACGGCTTTCCAAAGATACGGCCAAGCGTCAAGGGCGTCGGCTCTGTCGAAGAGGGAGTCGAGTTTCTAAAGAACTACGACATCGTTGTTCATCCGCGCTGCAAGAACGTGATTGATGAACTGTCAACATACAGTTACGAAGTTGATAAAAAGACCGAAGATGTATTGCCTCGATTAGCTGATAAGAAAAATCATACGATTGATTCATTGCGCTACGCAGTGGAGGGAATCCGCCGCGCTAACCCTCCAGCCGCCTTTGGCTATTACGGAACGCAAAGATAGATGAGTCTTCCCGAAGCGATGTTTATATGTGGAGGGTTTTTCATTCTTTTTATCAGTCTTTTATATTATGGAACGCAACAATAAATGCCTTGGGTTACGATAAATGGTGCCCACGTTCTTATCGGTGAAGGCAGCGGCGGCGGCGGGTTGGGTTCTGCTGGACATTTAGCGGGATTACATACTGGCGATAAAACATCCAATCGTGCGATCAATGGAAAAGTTGACCATAATCTTACGCTGACACCGGCCGTTCAAATTGGAAACAAAACATTCACAGGCGTAAATCATGTGGCTGCCGTAGATGCTGCTGAGAAAAAGCTTGGCCCCGGCATGTGGAACAAAATTAGTGATAGCGGCGGCTATCTTACAAATTCCGGTAAATATGTAAGTCGCAATGAAGCCTCAAAAATGGTTGGTTGGAGAAATTCGCAAATGAAGGCCGAAGATTTGCGAATTGTCCAAATGCCAAAGATCAGTAAGGGCGGGAAGGTCGGGGGCATAAGAATATAGATGGCAATTGCGCCGCAAGAGACAGACGTAAACCCCAAGAACCCGTCGTCCGACTATCGCATTATGGCACCATATTGGGCGATGGTGTCGGCTATTTTGTCGGGCGTTGAAGCCATGCGTGCGATCCAGGGTTACGGCATGATGCCAAACGTGGCTGGGCCGGCAATTCCCTACGCACATCTGGCGCAGCTTAACCGCGGGCTATTGCGCACGACGAGCGGGCGCGGATCTGTCTATCTTCCACAGTTCCCGAATGAGACAGACGCCGATTATGATTTGCGCCGCCGCTATGCGCCGCTAACAAATATCTATGCAGATATATCGCGCAACCTAGCCAGTAAGCCATTCAGTAAGACGCTCGCGTTGGATGACAGCACGCCGGATGATATCAAGAAGCTAGCCGAGAACATCGACGGGCAGGGCAATAACCTGCATGTATTTGCCCGCGAGGCGTTCAAGTCGGCCTTGGACTACGGCATTGATTGGATATTGATTGACTACCCGAAAGTGCAACCCGGCTCGACGTTGGCCGACGAACGCTCGATGGGTGCGCGACCGTATTGGACGCATGTGCCCGCGCATAGGATGTTGGCGGTTTACAGCGACTTCTATGGTGGTCAAGAAATCATTACGCACGCCCGCATATTGGAATCATGCGTTGAGCGCGAAGGCTATGGCGAGGAAACCAAGGAGCGCGTTCGAGTATTAAACCGCGAAGAGATCGAGGACGTTGACGGCAATACGATTGGATTTGCTCCCGCGACTTGGGAGTTGTTCGAGTTAATCAGCAACGATACCGATAGCCAATCAGGCACGAACGCGAAGGCCAATTGGGTATCAGTTGATGGCGGCCCGATTACGATCGGTGTTATTCCGCTAGTGCCCTATTGCACCGGCAAGCGCCGCGATGGTTCATGGCATATTGACCCGCCGCTTAAAGACTTGGCCCACATGCAGGTTGAGGAGTTTAACCAAGAATCTAATCTTAAGACAATCAAAGAACTAACCGCCTTCCCGATGATAACTGGCGATGGTGTAACACCGCCAACCGGGCAGGACGG